GGTTTCTTTGAATTAGATTGGAACAATGAATTTATTGAGAAACTATTGGACGCAGGCTATAAAGGCGAAACAAATGAACAAATAGTAGATGGCTGGTTTAAGACTATTGCAAGAAATATATTGCAAGAAGAAGGCATGGACGAAGACAGAGGAGCAGGCTATATTAATGTTAAAGATTTGGGCAAAGACAAATCGGAAATAAGTTAGGAGAAACAATGACAGACTCAGATGAAAAACAAAGAGGACTTGATGCAACTATGGAAAACGAAGGTAGAAGAGACCTTTCACCTATGGTGCAAATATCAATCAAAGAGTATGATAAGTTAAAAGAACGAAGTAGATATATTACAGATAAAGACCTAATTGGTATGATTGATAAGTTGGAGTTCTTTGTAAAAGAATTAAGAAAACATATAGTTAGAATAGATATTGAATAATGAACTACATTTTAGTTGATACTGCAAATACTTTCTTTAGATCCAAGTTCGCTATACAGAGCGATTTGGACAGTAAGATAGGTATGGCGTTGCATATCACTTTTAATAGCATTAGAAAAGTATGGCAAGACTTCAAAGGAGATCACGTTGTATTTTGTTTGGAAGGTAGAAGTTGGCGTAAAGACTTTTACGAGCCTTACAAAAGGAATAGAAAGAACGTGAGAGATGCCAGAACAGAGAAAGAGGTTGAAGAGGATGAAGTGTTTTGGGAAACTTTCGATAACTTCAAAGACTTCATAGATCAGAAGACTAATTGCACAGTTCTACAAAATAAGCAACTAGAAGCAGATGACTTGATTGCAGGTTGGGTACAAGCACATCCTAATGACAATCACTTTATTATAAGCACAGATGGTGACTTTGCTCAATTAATTGCTCCAAATGTTGCACAATATAATGGAGTTCAAGAGGTTACAATCACACACGAAGGATACTTTGACGACAAAGGTAATAGAGTCAAAGACAAGAAAACAGGAGAAGAGAAACCTGCTCCTGATCCACAATGGTTATTATTTGAAAAATGTATGAGAGGTGATACTAGTGACAATGTGTTTTCAGCATTTCCAGGTGTGCGTAAAAAAGGCACAAAAACTAAAGTTGGTCTAACAGAAGCATTCGAAGATAGAAATTCAAAAGGTTATAGTTGGAATAATATGATGTTGCAACGTTGGGTAGATCATGAAGGATTCGAACATAGAGTGGTAGATGATTATCAAAGAAATGTTATACTATGTGATTTGTCTGCACAACCAGAAGAGATTAAAACTATTATAAAAGAAACAGTCGCAAGTGCAGAAACTAAGGCAATAGAACAAGTAGGATTAAAACTTATTAAATTTTGTGCCAAATGGGATTTACAAAGGATCGCTGATTATCCTCAAAGTTATGCGGAACCATTAAACGCAAAATATGTTAAAGAAGAGGTAACGGCATGACAAACAAATTATACGCAAAGCCTATATTAGAAAATAGATTCTGGATTCTAGAATCGGACGGTAAGAAAGTTGGAACTATATGTAAACAAGAGGATAGACGTTATATGTTTAGTTGTGAATCAGGAACAAGAATATTTGACAACGTGGACGCACTTCAATCAAGTTTTACAGGTGATTGGATGTGGGGTACAAGTTTATCAGCACCAGGACCTGTTGAGTCAGAGAAAAATGATGTTTATGATTACCCTAGCAAGTTCGTTCCTTACAACATGGTATTTGATGTAAAACGTAAACTGCCACTGTTTAACAAAAGTAAAAAATCCAAAAGCCTGTATTGTGCAGGTTATTACATAATCAAATTTGAAAAAGGATGGGTTAGAAGTTACTGTCCTAAATTACTTACACTGGAAAGGTATCCATTCAAAGGACCATTTAGAACTATTTTAGAAATGAAAACGGAGTTGGCAAATGCAAACAAAAGAACCACTTAACACCGCAAGTTTACAAAGATTCATCGAGCAAGTGAAAGGTGCAGACATGGGCAATCAAAAAGAAGTGCGTATAGACATCAATACAGCCAAGCATATCACATATACCCTAGCCACAGTACTGGCCCGTCTAGCGGGGGATTATGAGGCTTTAATGGCCCATAATAATACCGCAGAAGCAAAGAAAGATGAAACTGTAAATGTTCAAGTAGACGGCGGTAAACTATAACACATCCATAAAATCGATAAATACTCATATATTAGCAAATTATGAGTCGACCTAAACCAACAGTACTTTTGGAGTACACAAATAAGAAAGACTACAAGTCTGAGCAGATCCTAGCGGCTGAAGGAATTTGGGCAGTGTTCTATAAGGGCAAACCGTTTAATCTTAAGAGTGCAAATTTGCTTAACAACTACCCAGGACCTAAATACAAAAAAGTAAGTTTTTCCAACCCTGGACACGCATTTAATCTAGCGAAGAAATTGAATACACTATTCAACACTACAGAATTCACGGTGGTTAAATTGACCCAAGGTGAAACTGTAAGTGAATAATGAACTGGAAAGAAACCTATACTAAAATCTTCTTAAAGAATGCCAATATATCAATTGGTGAAAATACTCTTAAAGAGTATATGCCAATGTGGTGGAAGAACAGTAGATCCAAAAACTTTGGCGGATTAAGACTGACAGATGAAGGTATTACTTTTATAAAAGAAAAACTACAACTCCAAACATATGATGTACCTTTCCCCAATGACTTCAACCTTACCACGCAAGTAATCATATTTTTAGACAAATATTTAGACACTCCGTATTATCTAGCAGACGATGGCGTAATAGTGACCAATGAAAAGAAAGCAATGGAACTAATGCTATTTTCTGGAGATATTAGAAAATATGGTTTGAATAAAGCACTATCCCGCCTAGAAACGCAAGAATAGTTATCCACAGGGCAAATGACCCGCATAATCACTGACGTTTTTTACCTATCTTTCTGGTTGACTTTTTTGGTAGCAGAATATATTATTAAAGTATAACAACAAACTAATAGGAGTACAAAAATGCCAAGAAGAAAAAGTTCAGCGGAATTAGATGCTTTAAGCACTAGGCAATTATCGCCAAATAAGTGTAAAGCGTCTATATTACACGCACTGAAGATTAAGAGACCTATATTTGTATGGGGAGGCCCTGGAATAGGTAAATCGGAAGTGATCCACCAAATTGCAAAGAATATCGATGCACACGTGATTGATATTAGATTAAGTTTATGGGAGCCTACAGATATTAAAGGTATTCCATATTTTAACTCAAAAGAAAATAATATGGTTTGGGCACAACCTTCGGAACTGCCTACAAAAGCAGAAGCGAAGAAGCACAAAAATATTGTTTTGTTTTTAGATGAAATGAACTCCGCGGCACCTAGTGTGCAGGCGGCGGCTTATCAACTTATATTAAACAGAAAAGTTGGTCAATATGAATTGCCAGATAACGTATTAATTTGTGCGGCTGGTAATAGAGAAGCAGACAAAGGTGTTGTATATAGAATGCCTGCTCCGTTGGCTAACAGATTTATCCACTTAGAAATGAAGCCAGAATTTGATGACTGGTTTGGGTGGGCAGTTGAACATAACATTCACAAAGATGTTGTAGGTTATTTGACTTTTAGCAAAAAGGACTTATATGACTTTGATCCAAAGTCTCCAAGTAGGTCATTTGCTACTCCGAGATCTTGGTCATTTGTAAGTGAATTGCTTTCAGATGATTTAGATGAGAACACCGTTACTGATTTAGTCAGTGGTGCAGTGGGCGAAGGACTTGCAGTTAAGTTCATGGCTCATAGAAAGGTAGCATCAGATCTACCTAATCCTTCCGAAATATTGGAAGGCAAAATAACAGAAATGAAATCGAAAGAAATATCAGCAATGTACTCCCTTACGGTTTCGCTATGTTATGAACTAAAAGAAGCAAACGATAAAAAAGATAAGAAATTTAATGACAAGGTCAGCAAGTTTCTTAGATTTATGATGGATAATTTTGATACAGAACTTGTTGTTATGGGTATCAAGATGGCATTAACTCAGTATCAATTACCTATTGATCCTGATGCAGTCAAATGCTTCGATGAGTTCCACGAAAAATATGGCAAGTATATTACTGCCGCACAGAGTACTAACTAAGGTGTTAAGTGGGGCATCTTAGGGTGCCCTACACTAAAAGGATTATGAACATGACAACAGAAATTATAGAACAAATAGAACAACCAGTAGAACTTACTCCTGCACAATTAGAAAGTATGAGAGCAGAAGTATTAGATAAAATTATTGTAGCAAGAGTTGGATTGCTTTTGAGACATCCTTTCTTTGGCAATATGGCAACTAGATTAATCATTAAAGAATGTGATGACTGGTGTCCAACTGCCGCAACTGATGGAAGACATTTATACTACAACACACAATTTTTTAGCAAGATGAATACTAAAGAAATTGAATTCGTTATTGCACATGAAATTCTTCATTGTGTATTTGATCATATGAAAAGAAGAGAAGACAGAGAACCACAATTACATAACATCGCTTGTGATTATATTGTGAACAATACTTTGATGGATCAGAACATTGGAGAGAAACCTAAAGACATACAGATATTCCAAGACTACAAATACAGTGGTTGGTCTTCAGAAGCAGTATATGATGACATATACAAAAAAGGTAAAAAGGCAATGGAGAAATTAGGTAAACTTTTAGATGAGCATATTGATTGGGAGAAAGAACAAGGTGCTGGTGCAGGTAAAGGCAAAGACAAAGATAAAAAAGGTGGTTCGCAACCTACATACACTAAAGCAGAGATGGATAAGATTAAAGATGAAATAAAAGAAAGTATGCTACAATCTGCTCAAGCGGCAGGTAAAGAAAACTTGCCAGATGCAATTAAAAGAATTATTAATCAATTCACTGAACCTAAAATGAACTGGAGAGAATTACTTCAGCAACAGATTGACAGTGTGCTTAAAAATGATTACAGTTGGGCGAGACCTAGCAGGAAAGGTTGGCATTCAGGTGTTATATTACCAGGTACATTGAATGAACAAACAATAGACCTTTGTATAGCGATAGACACTTCAGGTTCTATTAGAGAAGAACAAACAAGAGACTTCCTAGGTGAGGTGCAAGGTATTATGGATCAATACAGAGATTTCAAAATTAAAATATGGTGTTTTGATACTGAGATACACAATGAACAAGATATTACTCCGCACGAAGGTGATTTACAAAGTTATGAAATACAAGGTGGCGGTGGTACTGACTTTGATGCTAATTTTGAATACATGAAAGAGAATGATATACAACCTAAGAAATTTATAATGTTCACAGATGGTTATCCTTGGGAGAGTTGGGGAGACGAATCATACTGTGATACTTTGTTTTTAATTAATGACCATCATGATAAAAATATGGAAGCACCTTTTGGTACAACGGTGCACTATGATGGATAATGTTTTCAAAAACTAAAGAACCAAACCCACTTAACTTTTTCGAATGTAGAAAGATAACCAAAAAACCTGACGGTCTTCAAATGCTCAAAATAAATTTTGATCATACCGAAACAAGTGAACACATGGAAAAATGGATTTTGGAAAACCTAAAAGGTAGATATTATATTGGTAAACATCTCGGTGTCGACAATCACGGCTTAATAAAAAATTATTTTTTGGTAGCATTCGAAAACTCAAAAGAACTGTCTATATTCAATCTTAGTTGTCCTTACATACAACGTCAGTAAATACCTTTGTATATACAAATATAAAGGAGCATTTTAAAATGTCAGATACAAACAATACAAAGACGGTTACATCTCCTACACCCGCAGAAGTTACAGGTCAAGCACCTGCAGAAGCAAAGGCACAAGCCGGCGCTGGAGCAGAATTGACTGTTCAAGACTTAACTGTGATTAGGTCAATAATAGATGTGGCGAGTCAACGTGGAGCCTTTAAAGCCAACGAGATGGCGGCAGTAGGAACTACGTTTAATAAACTAGATGGCTTTTTGAAGATTGTAGAAAAATCTCAAAAGGATGCCAAGGTCCCTGCAGAAGGTGACAAAAAAGAAGCGGAGAAAAAATAATGGCTGAAATAAAACACGTAGGGCAAATGAAAGGTAGCGGCGAAAAACTTGCCGTTGTCTACAGAACTGTTCCAGGTGACAGTAAATCAGCGGTTGTTATTCAAACGTCAAAAATTGATCCATTAGATCACGATGCCTTAATGAAAGTTATCGAATCTAACGCAGGTCAAACTGCTTTTGAATTACATGAAGTTTTAGGTAGAAACTTGACTCCCGATGGACAAAGTATGTTAATTAAATTCCACACAGGTGGGTTTATGCAGAAGGTTCCAACGGACACAGTCATGATGACACCTACAACTACTGATTCAGTACAGTTGGACGAGTTGAATAAAATCATCGCAGAACAAAGAGG